GCTCTAAATAAATACCAAAGTCATGCAACTGTAAATTCATTAACTCCTCAAGAGTTTTTGTATTGAACGTGCTTATAGCGTTTGTTAAAGCATTTTCTGTTAAAGGGTTTTCAATAACATCAGCTACTTTTAAACTTATATTTTCACAAGTTCTAACTGTTAAGTATAACAAAGAATCTAATACGTGCTTAGTTGCAATGTTTGATGCGTTAGCTGCCATTTTTTGTAGCCCTACTAAAGAATCTTTAGCTGGAGCACTACCGTCTCTTGCTTCATTTAACCCGGTCACATCTCTTATCATTTGTAGATAGTACTGGTATGTACCAATTAAACTTTGTATTTTTGCTTGGCCGCTCGAGGATGATAATTCCTGTACAGGTACTTTACCTCTATTTAATTCACCGTCTTGCGTAAGTGATCTACCAACAACAGAACCTGTTTGAAAGTACATGTTTAATGCCTCAGCTGGATTGTATGTTGTACCGTTGCCTAAATCAACTTCAGCTAACCCATCCATATCTAAGAATACACCATCTGGTACTATCCTAGACATTACTTGTTGTAATTTAAGATGCGTTATTTGGATCATATCAGCAAAGCTGGTAATCTTACTAACTATAGACTCTATACGCCCTTTATACATTCTTGGTGCTGATATACAATAATTCATCATTACTTTTGTAGTATCAGCTGTAGGTCTTGTCATATTTTCTGCTAGCTTCCAATCTAACATAATATTTGTACCTAATACTTTTGCACCAGTATATAAAACCTCTATTGTTCTAGATATTCTTTCAAAGTTATCATTAGCTGGAGGATTAAATGTGTCAGGTTTTTCTAACGTTTTTTCTAACCCTTGATCTGTTTTCTTTATTTTAAATACTTGATCTGAATATGTTTTGTATTCAAAGTATAAAACTTGAATAGTGTTAGCATCGTAATTACCCCAGTTTGTTACATACTGAGAGTTACCAGGCATATCCTGTATTTTTTCTAACTCTGACGCTGATAATGATGGGAATTGCTTTTTAAGCTCTGCTAGTGATATAGATTTTACCTCACCTACATAATATATATCTTCAAAGTTTGGATCTTCTGTATATGAATAAATCATATTAGCAGGATCAACATAATCAGTAACAATTCCTTCTGCTTTGTTAAATGATGTTTTAACAGCTCCAATACCTATAGTAGTTAAATCGTGAGCTAATCGTTTTTTTGTTTGCTCATACTTATTAAAAGCTAATACATTATTTATAACTTCTTCTTCTGCAATCTCTACGTTTTGCTTAGGAGTCATTTGTAGATGTATATCTAACTCTTCTCTATTTTCAGGTAAGCTTTCTAAATCTCCTGTTGTTGAAAAGTCCATACCTAAGTTTTGTTTTATATTTAACAAAGCTTTTTTGGTATTCATATCTTTTTCAACAGCTGCTGCATAATCCGTTCTGCTTTTTACAGAAAATGGATCTTGAGCAAACGCATTTATATCATACGATTTATTTGACATACCGTTTACAACAATGTCAACAAATTTTGATATAACTGGTATCGGCTTCCAGTCTAAATTAAGATAAGATAAATCGCCATTTATAGACAACTCATCTTTGTACTTTTGTATCGATTGCTCTCCTCTTGCGTATAATCGTAATGAATGAAAGCTATTCCAATTGTTTAAGTATCTATTACCATTACCTCTTCCTTGATTGAACCATTCCTGTTCAATAGCTCTAGAGACTTGCAAGCCGTAATCATAACTGGCTTTTACTTCGTCGCTAACAACCTGGTTAGGGAAAGAACTATCGGTATTTGTTTGTATTTTCATTTATCTTAATATTTTAGACGTAGAACCTCTATTGTCATATCTTTTAATTCCTAAATCGTAAACCTTTTTTTGCACTGGACTAACCGGTGAATATAAGTTTTTATTACAAGCCATTATTGCTAAACCAGAACTTATAGAAGCATCATGCTTTGTTCTATTGTTTATATTGAATTTACCCCAGTCTTCTAATGTTCTTTGGAAGTACATATCTCCATAACCAGCCTCTGTTCGTCCAACACAAGTTTCTATATATGATTCTATAGCTGCAGCATGTGCTTGCTTTATATCTTCACTAGAGTTCGGTATACCACCTATTTCTCTTTCAGTTACAGATAATTTGTTTAATCTTTTATCAGGTCTGTTCATTGAAAAGCCTCTATAGCCTCTTCTTTTAAAATGATACAGTAATCTAGGTTTGTTGTTTTCCGCAAGTATTGGCATACCATAAAATATGCAAGCCATTAATACGTCTTCAAAAAATATTTCTGCAGTTTGTGGTCTAGCTATATATTCTAAAAAGAATCTGTTAGGTGGAACATCTTCCATGCTAAACTTAGTTAACCCGTGCAAGGCTCCATTAGAACCTCTTTTATCAACTGTACCCGATATATCATAACTGTCACACCCAAAAGCGCCGCAGTGTTCGTTACCTGGATATTTTGTATTACCTTTTACTATAACTCTATTTTGCATTTGTACAGGTGGTACCCAACTAACGTTGAACCTACCATTTTTATTTGGTACAAATATCACCTTAGTATCTTTTATACCGTTTTCCCACATAAAACTCCCCGTGGTTATTATCGATGTATTCCTAAGATCTTCGTTATAATCTATTTGTTCGTATATCTTTGTTAAGTTAAACAGAGATTGCTTTGCTTCATCTCTAAAAGCGTGTTGCTCTGTTCTTGGAAACTGACGGTAGTATTCGTTTAAACCATCTTGATCTCCTTTTAATCCTTCGACTTCATTATTCCAGTATTCAATTACACCTTGTTTTATAAGTGATCCGTCAGGTCCTTCAGCTGGTTTTTTTGGCGTTTCAAATACAGGAAATCCATAAGAATCAATGTAGCCTTCGTAGTTCCATTCCATAGGAATGAACAAGCTATAGAGTCCCGAACGAGTCTGTCCATTTGCATTTCTTTTTGTTGCGTCGGAGTCATAGTATAGTTTTTTAAAGTTCTCACCACCCTTGTCTAAAGCATTTGATGTACTACCCATCATACACTTACCTATAATTTTTGAACCTAATCTCAAACAAGTTTTTGTAACCCTCCAGTTATTTAATATGTTTGTAGGTCTTTCCCATTTACCACTTTCATCGTGGACTAATAGTTTTAATTTTTCCCCGTCGTACGAGTTGTCCCCTGTGTTCTTCCAGTCGATCGTGGTATCAAGACCGGTAATCTCTTGTAGCTTTTCATTGGTATCAAGCTTTTTTCTCGTAAATTTGGACGCGGGAACTCTGTACGCGAGCTCCGTCTTCGGCCTGTCCATACCGTCCTGGATTGGTTTGAAGAAGAAGGGATAATTAACTGAGATGGGTACAACTTTATCAGTAAACATCTTTTTCGCATCTGGACCAGACTTTGATAAAATTCCGAATCTGGAGTCTGTGGATATTGTAGCTTGATTAACCGTTTCGCCTGAGGCCATGAAAGAAAACCCTGACCGTCTGTTCTTAAGATAGCACATTCCGTAACAACGTACATCTGCTTTACAAGCTTCCCAGAATATAAAGAATAATCTGTTTGACTCCCTAAAGTCTGCTGCCCCAACATCAATTTTGGACCACTGCAAGTACATGTAGTGAGTACCAGTAATATAAGAAGGCTTGTCTTTATTAAAAAACCAAAAACCTTCTTCACGCCTTTTAAATTCTGTATCAATATAGTCATACCACTTTTCTTTAAACTGTGAAGGGTATTCGTCCCAATCAAATACCGATTTTATCTTTGAAAGCTCTTTTGGGTATTTCGTGTGTTTCCACTTGTCTCCTTCAAATTTAATAACATCATCTTTCTTTGGTAATGCTATTTTTACTCCTTGTATTTCGTAAACCTCTCCTATCTGCCCGGTCTTACTGATTACAACTACGTCGTATTCTTCGTTGTAACCGTACTCCCATTTCTTATACCTGTTTAACCTTTTTAATATCTTAGGTTTGATATAGTCTTTTAATACTGCTACTAAGGTTTGTTCGTACATTATCTAGATCTTCCTTCTGCAAAACCTCTAAAAGCTTTTTCTTCCTTAGCTTCTTTTGGGTTTTCATTTAATCTTTCATCCTCCTCTTCTATTCTAGCAAGTATTTCAAAAGCATCGAATATAGCTAATTTTTTAGTTGCGGCAGCATTTTTAAGTCTGTCAGCTGATAAATCATCTTCTGAGTCAACGATCTTTTCTTCTGCCACTTTAATTAACTCCTTAACTGCTTTTTGCCCAGCTAGGATTATATTCTTCTTGGTTTCTTTTGTGTTCATACTTAATTACAATATCATTAGATTTCATACAATAAACTCTTTGATCGTCTATTATAAAATCCCATTCACTGCCGGGTGTAAACCCTACTGTGTCCCCTGGATTGATATTAAGCGCTTTTAAAGAACTATTACCTATTTTTAATATACCAATAAGGTCTTGCTCTTTTTGTGATCTTAAAGTGTCTTTGTTTTTTAAAGGCATTACAAAGCATCTGTCTCCAAATGATTTCCAATCCCCTGTATTTTTATACAAATATATTTGATCTGCCGAACAAAAGTGTAAATCATCTTTAAAATGAGATCTACTTCTTTTCTTATTACCTCGGATATCATAAAAAACTCTAAATACATTATGATGTATTACTATGATATCACCTTTTTTTATACTTGTTTTAAAAGCTTTTGGTGTTTCAACCACTATAGCTAAATTGTTTACAGACTTAAAGTCTTCAATTTTAGTGTTTAGTATTAATGTAACGTCGCCTAGCTTTACCTTGTTATCGTATCTATCGCCAATAGGTTTGACGATAAAATCGTATAGACTTCTCATTTAATATTCTAAATCATACTCAACGGATATTGCCATGTTAGAATTAAACTTCTTCCATGGCATCACCTCATTTCCTTTCTTTATGTAAATACTGTAAGAATTAGATTGTGTGTCATGTAATATGCAATCTATAGTATGTCCACCATAAACCCCTTGCCCTACTGAATAGTGCATAGCGTCATTCTTATAGTCAGAACCTATACTTATTTTTCTTACAACAGAACTCATTATTCCGCTATCTCAAGAGTTTTTGTTTCTTCTTCCTGCTTAGCTTCTTCATAAGTACCATCAGCTAAGTTTACGGTAATGTCACCATACTCTTCTCTGATTTCAGCTTTGATACCATCTAGTTCTTTTGCAGTTTCAAAATGTGCTGCTAGGTATTCTGCTTTTTTTGCCTCTAAAAATCCTACTTCTGTAAGTATAGAGTTCATTTTTCCTGTTGCGTCTTTAATAGACTTTAATTGTTCATCTGTTAATTTTCCCATTTTATTTAATTTAATTGGTTACTATTATTACTATTATTACTTGTTTTTAATCTTTTTACTTTTTAAATAAAGGTCCTAGCTTATCTACTATTTTCTCGCCACTTCTACCTATTACATAACCTCCAATACCTATTTCTAGTAGTTGCCAAAACTCAGGCTCTAAAACAGGTGTTATAAGTCTTGTAGACAGTTGTGATATGAATTTAGTATATATAATTATAAAACCAAACGAAAGCATTAGTATTGGTCTCCAGCTTCTTTGTAGCCAATTACCTTTAGCTTCCGCTACAATAATTTCAGTTTGCATTCTCTGCAGCTCTAATTGAGCGTCCTGAAGTACTTTAAATATTTTATTTCTAGCTTCTAATCTTTCTTCTTCGTTAGTAAATAAGCCATCGACTACATCACCTACTTGTTTAAAGACTTTAGTGCTGAAAAATTCTAATATCTTTTTCATTTACTTTGCTTTTCTATATGCCTCAGCTTCCCAAGGTAGGTTTTTAGCCCCCTCTTTCATTTGAGCTCTTGAATATTTTTTACCTTTCCAGTACACATTATTATCGTCGTAATCTAAATCACCACGCTTCATTTGATCTATATGTACCTTTTCGTGTTTTACAACACTGTTTAATTTAGCAGGTGACAGGTTATTGTTTATAACAATAGTACCATTATTATTGGCTTTTCCTAAAACGCCGTCTTCCATATCTACGCTATAAATAGGTGTGTTATCTATAGCGTATGGAGGATTTTGTAATTTAAAAGCCATTAACTTACTTTTTACAGTGCTTAGACATCCAAGAACCTTTCATAGCTAATGGAGATTTACCTAATTGAGACCCATATCCTTTGTTAAGGTTTTTAATGGCGGATCCTTTTTCTGCAATAGGATTGTCTTTAATTAAGTTTTTCTTTTCTTGCTTGTTGTAATTTTTCATTTTTATATATATTTATTATTAACAATTCCATTTTCTTCTGGCAGCTCTTCCTCTTTCAGAAGTCCAGCCTTTTGATCTAGCACAGAATGATTTTCTTCTTTTAGCGGCTTTACTTCCCTTCTTTAATTTAGAAGGAGGTGTTGTTACAGCTGTTTGCAATTTACTACCAGGGTTGTCTCTTCTATATTTTTTAACCCCCTTACTAGTCATACCGCCGCCGGCTTTAGCTCCAGTACCCCTACCTTCTTTTACTTTAGCATAATTGCCTTCGGATTTTTTACGAGAGGGCGCTTTTCCTTTTTCGGCTTTTCTATTAGCTCGCCTTTCTCGGCGAAATTCTTGTCTTTCTGTTCTAGCGGCGCTTTTTTTCTTTTTTAAAAAAGGACTTGATGATTGTATAAATGCCATATCTTATTCTTTTAATTTAACCCACTTGGATAATGTATATCCTATTGTCACTAGCAATAAAAGTACTTTTAAATACACTTCTATATTAGTCATTGTCACTGCCATGGTGGCTAGATTTATAACGTATAATTTCACATCTTGAGTTATCATAACTCTATTATTTAGCTCGTTGCGTAATTGGTCCTTTCATAGAGCTACACCCACAGTGTGCTTTAGAAATCTCCATTCCGTATTTACCTGAACTAGAACCTTTACCTTTGGGCAGCGCGTCTAAATCTAATGGTCCGTCCCATATAGCGTTCTGGCCTGATGCTTTGTTTTTAATGTTATCCATATCTTTATTTTTTAAATTTATTTTTTTTCAGGTTTAATCCATCCTTGAGCTATCCCAATATCCTTTTGAGTTATTTTACCGTCTCCAGATAAATCCTCCATGTATAAAGGTGTTATTTCTCTTTGAGGCATGCTGTTAGCTCTTTGATCTGGTGTTCCAAATACATACTGAGCGTTTGCAGCTTGATTTGGATTAAATACAGGTTTAGCATTACCCATTTCATTTGAAGGTACAGGTACTCCTGGATTTTGTAGTATCGGTTTACCCAATAAGTTTTCATCTTGTTTTATCATTGTTGACGTTTTTTATAGCTACACTTAACACTTTGTCTGTATAAGTATCTCCTTTCATTATTCTGTTTCTACTACTCGTAGGTATATCATCTTGACCTAGCATTATCCTATAAATTCTATTTATAAGTTGCTTGCCTTTAAATGATACTTTATATATATGATACTTTTGAGTAGTTCTATTTCTTTTTCGCCAAACCGAGATCCAGTCTTCCTTCAATAACTTATTCCATCTTCTATTATTCCAACTGTATGAAAACGTACCTGTTTTAAAATCTTGCTTAGTAAACATGTCTAAACAATCTAAATAAATTAATAACTCTAGATCAGCATCATTTAAGTCATTATTTCTACATGCCCATTTTCGTATGATTCTGTAGTGTTTTAATAACCCTAATTTTTTAACATCACTAGCATCTATTCTCATAAAACTACAACTATATCTTGCATTTTTATAACTTGATACGGGTCACCTTCTATTTCTATTGTGTGACCGGCGTGTCTATCGTAGTAAATTAAATCACCCTCGTTTAGACCTGCTTTGGTTGCTTCTTCTCCGGGAGATATTACAGATGCTTTAATGTATCGTATATCTTCCCTTTGTTTTTCGGCAAGAAGTAAACCGCCTTTAGTAGCGGCCACTCCTTCTTTTTGTTTCTTTATTATTAAGTTTCTACCTATCGCCTTCATTTGCTCTTAAATTATTAATTACACAATCAGTTGATAATATTGTAGTAGCTACAGATGCAGCATTTCTTAATGCACTTTTGGTTACCATTAACGGATCAATTATACCGTGTTTAACCATATCCACAGGTTCTCCTGTTATCGCATTCAAACCAACACCTTTATCTTGTGGTTCGGATGCCGTGATACCTGCATTTTCTAATATTGTAAAGTAAGGGGCTTTTATAGCTTTTAATAAAACTTCTTCACCTAATCCTTCACTTTTAATATATGTTGAAGCATTTAATAATGCAACGCCTCCGCCTGGTACAATACCTTCTTTTACGGCTGCTTTTGTTGCACAGATAGCATCTTCAACTCTATCAGTTTTTTCTTTTAACTCTACTTCAGAGTTTGCGCCAACTTTAACCACCGCAATTTTAGCAGTTAACATTGATAATCTTTTTTCAAGCTTTATAACTTCCCAGCTTTTCAGCGTGTTATTTGTAAGCTTTTCTTTTATACTACGTATTACATCCTTTATTTTTTCGGATGCCTCAGAGACCGTTATAACAGTGTCCTCGTGTGAGGTAACACTTTTTAAACAAGATCCTAAATACTCTACGTCAATTGAATCAAGGTCATCACCTAAATCTTCGTTAACTATTGTAGCACCAGTTAGTAAGGAAAGATCTTCAAGTACTTCTCGTTTGCTAATACCATAAGTAGGAGCGTTGATTACATTTACTTTTAGATTACCTTTCTTTTTATTGGTAGCCAGAGTTGATAAAACACCTTGTTCTAAATCGCCTATAATAAGCAAAGGTTTATTGTTTTTTATTACGTACTCCAGCACTTTTTGTATATCTCTTATAGTATTAACTGGGGATTCCATAATTAATACTAGTGGATTTTCTAATTCCGCTGTTTTTGTTTGTTCGTTTGTAATGAAATGAGAGTTTGTTAAACCTTTATCATAAGGTACACCTTCAATTAATTCAGAAACAGTTTTACCGTCACCGGCAGTTTCCATCATTACAATACCTGTATTATCTACAGATCTAAACGCATCAGCTATAATAGAACCTAATTCGTTGTCGTTGTTAACAGATATAGAAGCTATATTATCTAGCATGTCTCCTTTCACGTCAACCGCTAGCTTTTCTAAATACTTAATTACTTTTTCAACCGCAGAATTTATACCATCTTTTATTTCTCTGGCATTTTTCTTTTCTGAAACAGCATAAGCTTCTTTTAATATAGAGTGAGCTAAAACAGTTGCAGTAGTTGTACCGTCACCTGCTTCTTGAACAGTTTTTCTAGCAGCTTCTTTTAACAATGTAGATCCCATGTTTTCCACTGGATCAAACAATATTATAGAATCAGCTACAGTGACACCGTCTTTTGTTATTACGGGTTTACCCGTACCATCTTCTAGCATCACGCATTTACCACCAGCTCCTAATGTAGAGCTGACAGCATTTGCTAACTTTTCTATTCCTTTAAATACTTGATCTCTAGCATCGTCACCAAAGTTCAAGTTTTTGACAATTCCGTTCATATTTAATTTAATTTGATTTGATTTAATTCACCCTTTTTAGGTATACGAGTATTATTACTCGTTTTGTTCGATTTTTACCTAATTAATCTTCAGCCTCAGGCTCTTGCGTCTCCTCAACCTCAGGTGTTGGCGGCACAGGCTCCCCGATAGTCAATGTAACACTTGTAGGTGTAATCAAACTATCTATCTGACTTTGTATGCTTGCTTCAATGCTAGCAACTTGTTCGTCACCCATTGCTCCTTTAGTCCAAGCAACTACCTCGTCGTTTGTTAATTGATCAAACGGAATAAAGTTCGTTATCTGGCTTGTGTCTAAAGTTTGTGTTCCAATTTTTGTAGCTGAGTAAGGGTTTCCCTCAGAATCTACCTCATCAGATACACCTGTTACAATCCAGTGCACATTGTACACCACATCCGCTTCGTTGTTTTGTTCTGGATAGCAATCTACTGTTTTGCAATTCCAATTGTAAGTTGTCATAATTTTTGTTTTTAATTTTGGTTGTTTATTTATTTATTGATCAGTGTAAGTTTTACTTAAATCTTCCCACGCTGGATTAAAAGAGTCAACGCCAGCTGATGTAATTCTCATAGACACAGTAACTATATTATAGTAGTCAGAGCCATTGGTTCCTATAGTAAAAGGGGTTCCGTCAAATGGGTTAAGATTCCAAAAGTCAAAAGCCCCTCCTGAGCCGGTGTTTATTGTAAAAGTATCACTTACCGACATTAAAGTGGTACCATTTCTATATACACTAACAGGTGTCCCTTGTACATTAATTTGAGATGAATACCTAAACTGAAGTTGCACACTCTGCGAAGCTGTTGATCCTTCTACTACAAAGCGCGCTGTTCCTGGATTACCAACAGTTACTATATTTAAAGTATACGAAGCCCCTCCATAGTTCCTAAAATTCAAAAGATTATTATCTGTACCATCTGAGTTAGGATTATAGGTGGCATCAAAACTACTCGAAACAGCATCATCAAAGCAATCTTGTAAAGAGTCTCCATCTCCTAATCCTAGTTCTTGCAAAACATCATCAAGCGTAAATGTAGTTGTATTTGGTACTGCCATTATTTTTCTAGTTTTTCTAATCTTGCTTCTAATTCAGCTATTTTAGCTATTAATAAATCTACATAAGCTACAGACTTCATTCCTTTATCATCTGTTCTCACAAACTCTGGATGCTTCTCTTCTAACTCCTGTGCAATAACACCATATCTCTTTTGACCTTCATGTTCTTTCATCTCGAAAGTTTTCCAATCAACATCTACGTGAGAATTATCCACGTCCTCTACATTGTCTTTCAATCTACTATCTGAAGATAATATGAAGTTAGTTGCAGTAACAGTATTGCTGAAAGTTGTAACACCAGTTGCGCCCATCCACATCCTAGTAGCGTGGCCGCCTCCGTTACCTAATCTAATAGCAAATCCACTATGACCATTATCTCTTCCTTGAATCACTGTTGCTCCGTACTTTCTAAATGGATCCTCTGTACCTGAACTCGGGTTAGTTGTGTATATAAAAGTATGATTTGCTAAAGCGTTTGCTTGCCCTTCTGTAACATAGCTTCTAATACCTATATCCCTCCAGGTTTGATCATCGGTTGCTGATATTCTAATTCCATTGTTAGTACCAGATATTATGTCTAATTGCTGCGTAGGCAAGTTTGCTGTGTTTATACCAACATAGCCGCCATAAGGGTTTAGCACTATTGGTCTACCAGTTGTAGCTGCGTTATTAAGTCCTTGTATATACTGTTGACTATTTAAACCAGTAGCAAAATTAAGCTTACTGTCATAATTACTAGAAGACTTAACGCTAAGACCAGCTCTAGTTGAAACGTCACCTCTACTTACAGCGTAACTGGAAACATTTCTAAAAGAAGTAAGTCTAGCATCTGGGGTAGTTGTTCCGATACCTAAGTTACCTCCATTGATATAACTATTGGTATCTGAATTTATTCTAACATTTAGATTATTTCCATCATCTCTAAGTAATAATTGAGCGTCTCCGTTTTCAAAATATAATCCACTATCTGCTGTATTAGCGCTGTTCCTAGCCTGCAAAGCCCAAGCAGAAGTAGATGAAACATTAGGAATGTAAAATCTGTTAGCAGCGGCAACTCCGTTTACTACCAAAGGGTAATTAGGACTAGTCGTCCCAATCCCTACGTTACCGGTATTTCTAAATATAGTATTAGTATTTAAAGCACTTGAACCTATCTCTAATACGTTTGAAGAATTTAATTTTAATATATCTTTAAACACTCCTGAACTATCTTTAGTGATAATACCTATGTTATTGTTCATAGCTAAATCACCGGTAAGTATCTCTCCTGAACCAGCTGAAAGTGGTAAATAAGGACCACCTATTATATCAGATCCATCACTCCAATTAACACCTTCTGATGTTGATATTAAAACTTGCCCATCAGCACCTTTGTTATCGTTACTATCTAATATATATTTAGTCGAAAATGTTTTTCCTGTACTCATATTAATATGTGTTTTTAATTATGTTAACCCACTCGTATGTGGATGCTCCTGTTTGCATACACATATCTGCGTAGCTTGCGTCTTCTTCTGTTACTTCTATTACTGATACATTGTCTATTGAGCCAATGAAATCTGTACTTGCAGTCATAAAACAACCACTTCCTGAAAAAGTAAGGTATTCAATATGTGTTCCTGTAGAAGATATATCATTTCCATCGATACCATTAGAGGATAGCTTTATACTTCCGCTAGTGTAAGATGTTAATTCAAACTCACATTTATAAGTTTTTCCAACAACCCCTATTCCTGTTTGATAAATAAACTTTACCGCAGTTTGCGTACCATCACAACTAGCAACACCTCCACTAATAGTCCAAGGTGTTTGCTTTGTCCAATCACTATCAGTATCAAAACTACCATTAGTAACTAACTCTTCTCCATCAACCTCTACATATTCTGTATCAGTTCTATATCTCATTGTACCTACTTTATCTGCTGAAGCTGTATCTGTATCATCACCTATCTTTACTCCTCCATCTACATCTAATTTAGATTTAGGGTCAGTCGTTCCTATACCTACGTTACCGTCTCCAGCTATTCTCATAGCTTCAACAACTCCAGTAGAAGAATCTGCGCTAGCGTCACTAGAAACAAAAAACCTCAGATCTCCGTCATTACTTTGACCAGTATTATGAGATGTAATACCAGCAGCGTGATATTGATAATTTCCAGAATCACTATCAGTATTTAACCATCTTATACCACCTATCTCTGTATTGGGTCCTGAATTTGAACCAACAAAGTTGAGAAGTCTAGTGACTGAAGTATTAGAACCAGGAAAAGTAGTTGCTTCATCAATACTTAGACTTATTGCATTAGTAGCTGTATTTGATGCCACTCCTATTGTTCCAGATGATTGTAATTTATATGTAGGACTAGTAGTTCCTATACCTACGTTACCGGCACTTGTAATACGCATTCTTTCTGAGCCGCCTAGCTCAGTTTTTAAATCGTTATTAGCTAGCTTTATAGCAGCGGTTGTTGTTGAATTATCGTATTTTAAAGAAGCTTCGTTAGTTGTAGAGTCTATTTCAATAGCTGCAGCTCCCCCAAACACGTGTAACTTTTCACTAGGACTATCTGTTCCTATACCGACGTTACCATCTGAATCTATACGTATACGCTCAACAGAGTTAGTACCCAAAGTTAAGCTTGAACTTGCTCCCTCGGTAAATATTTCGTTGTTTGCATTTCTTGTGAAAATTAACTTATATCCCGTTAATTTAGTAGAACCTACAGGCCCAGTTACCTCTAACCTTTCACTAGGACTAGTAGTTCCTATGCCGACGTTTCCTGTGTTATCTATGTACATGTCATAATTAGTAGCACTTGAACCACTAAGCATTACACCTCCATCATTATCTGTATTGTATATTTTTAAATCTCCATTTCTAATATACTGTATAACCCCTTGTTCTGTTTCTGATTTTTCAAATACTAAACTTGGGTTTACGCTTCCACCACCGGAAGTTAATTTTATAAAATCTTTAGTTGTATTCGTGGTAGATATTTCTAGTAAAGAGTCTGGACTAGTAGTACCTATCCCTACATTACCACCTTCTAATATAGTCATCTTAGCATCAGAGGTTGTAACTATATTTCCATTCATTTCGCTATTTAAAGCGAACTGTATTGAAGAAGACCTGCCATATCCGGCTGTATAAGTGGTAAATATACCAGCTTTATGTTGGGCTTGAGTTCCAGTATGAGAAAGGTATAATGATGAAACCCCAGTGTTAAACCCTGAATTAACAACTAACCCACCCATTACTTCTAACTTCTCAGATGGACTATCAGTACCTATACCTACGTTACCAGAAGAGTCAATACGCATTCTTTCAGAATTGTTAGTTTTAAATCCTAACGCGTCTGTATTTGGTGTAGATACATACTTGGCTCCAGCTCCATTACCTTTTAATGTTAAACCTGCAAATCTGTCTAACTCAGCGTAATTTACATTTCCAGAATCTCTTGAAGTTATAGTGCCGTCTCTAACATCTAGCTTTTGTCCAGGACTAGTTGTCCCTATACCTACGTTACCGGTAGTTGATGATATTCTAAACTTTTCAGAACCTCCTACGTTGTACACAAAAGAAGGTCCTAGCCCTATATAAGCGTTAGAATAACCTAACAATGAACCAACAGCTGTGTTTAACCTAAGGTAAGATGTTGTTGTATCTCCGTAGATATAACCTCCTGTTCCAAGTTCTATATTTCCTTCAACCGTAAGCTTTTGACTAGGCGTAGTCGTCCCGATACCTATATTACCACCATTCTCTAATGTTAAATTAAAATTATTACCAGTTCCTAAGTATAAATTACCAGCTTCCTTATTAACAAGGTAAGCAGTGCCTCCATTCATTCCTATATATGTGCCATCTGAAGATCCAGTCCCAGTAGAGGAATTAAAAAATTTAAGATAACTAATACTACCTGTAGATTCTATTTTAGCTATTGGTAGATTACTACTAGAAGAGCTACCTGTAACGTGAAAGTTCGCTGTAGGACTAGTAGTGCCTATTCCTACTTTACCACCGTCAAACCACATGTCATAGTTAGTGTTTACAACATCGTAAAACCCATATCCATCATTACTTGAGTGAGGTACTAATTTAAATTGCGCGCCACCCGTGAATCCTACTCTAATATAACCATCTTGCACGTCTAGTTTATCGCTAGGACTACTCGTCCCTATACCTAAACGTTGATTATCGTGATCTATATATAAAGGCGTCGGAACATCATTGCTCCTCATTATAGAAGATACAGTAATTGATCCAGCGTTACCGCCAGATACTTTACCGACTAAACCTACGTTTTGTATAAAATTAACACCTGTTGGTTTTGTAAGTGTAAGTCCACCTCCGGGTTTTACATATATTGTATCTCCAGTTGTAGGTGTTACACCGTCTATAGGTGAAGTAGTAATATTTAAAAGCTCACCTGTTACAACTACATATCCAAAAGCATTATTTATAAGGTCAGATTGTAAAAGTCCAATAGCAGCCATTTTATCTTCGTCAGAAGCATCAGCCACTGCGACCTCTATTACAGCCGTAGCACCGACGTTACCAGTTTGATATACTGGTGTACCTTTTGCTATAGTAACACCTGAAGTGTTTTTACACTCTATAATCACATCTGTAGCCGACGTAACTATGTTAGCTGGATCTATCCAATCAACTTGACTACCAGTTGAAGCCAATATCTGTCCATTGCTTCCCGTCTGACCGTCTTTATCTTTTATACCAGCCTGTACTTCTATATCGCTTTTAAACTTCATGTACTAAATTTTATTATTACTACCCTATCTTCTGTTCTAATACCTACCTTGCCGGCGAAATATCCGTTATTTAAAAATTTTAATGCCATGCATTGAAAGTATTAGTTAGTCTATACGTACGTCAATAGTACTTGGTATGCGTCGTTTGCTACAGAACCTGTAAATATTACAGATATGCTAGCTGATCCACTTCTTGTTACATCAGCGAATACTGTTTGGAAAGGTGACGAACCTTCTGTTACTTCAACTTTAACATTCTCAGCTAAAGCACCTGATCCAAATAACGATGCATCTGCTAGATCTATTATAAATGTAGTAAGTCCTCCTGCTTCAGTTCTTGAAGACGGTGAAGTGTTGTTAAGAGACTGCTTAGCTCCGTAAGGATTTGCTTGAGGTTTTAGTTGTACCCAACCACTTGCTGATACTGAAAAGCTTGCTGAATCAAAACCAGCAACACCTTTTTCCGTAGCACCATCTGTTGCACCAGCTCCTGCTATGTTTGCATCTTGAATAACTAAAGTATAAGCTGTTGATGCTGGATCTGAACTTGCCGATATTGATGCGTTAGCAAATATAAAATCACCAACTTCTACAGAAACTGTAGTGTCGCTGAATGTGATATCACCATCGTGTGTTACTATGAAATAATCCCCTTGGTCTAATGCAATGTTAGATGAACCACTGATAGCTGGCGAACCTGGATCGCTAGTAGCATTGTAACCACCTTTGAAAACACCAACACCTGCAACAAGTAATTCTACTTGTCCTAGATTAACACCATCGGTAGAAGCTGTACCGGTCCCAACATTGGTAATCCTTTTATTATTCAAGTCAAGTTTACTTGTAAAACTATTTGTTTCACCTCCTTGACTTTGCGTTATAACACCTCCAACAGTTAAGTCATCTACTATAGTAACATCATCTGGCATATCAATAGTTATATTACCATTGTTACCCACTGTCTCGGTTATGTTTATTCTACCACTTGTACCTTTAAACTCTACAGTAGATTTAATACCTGATCCAGTTCCACCTGCTGTTAAATCAATTTTAGCTGAGTTCGCAGCCCCTACAGAAACAGGTAATGTATATGTCTCGTTAGTGTTATCAGGTAGGGTTACTGTTTTAGTATTTACATCAGTTATGTGACCGGTTGTGTTTGTTGTTATAGAATCTATAGCCGTAAACGTAGCACCATAAGCAGGTGATGCTGTCGATGTAGTATTTGACCTAGTTGTTAAATCGTGATTGATAGTAGGTATAGGACCATTGGGACTGTCTATGTTTATGTATGTACCTTCTGTAAGACCCGTTAAATCCCCTGATACACTTGCCCAAACAGCATTTACTACAGGTGGACCTACAATATCTGCTGTTACACATATTTTCAATACGCTATCCGTCGTATTATAATACACCTGACCTAGTACTCCCGTAGCTGGATCTGAGCTTAAGTTGTGGATAGCAGCTTTTTGTAATTGATTCTTATTAAGATCAATATTGTTTAAATAATTAATTGCCATGTTTGTTAGTTTAAGTATGCTTTACCGGCAAATCCCGCCGAGAATGTTAATGTTACATTGTTGTCATCCGTATAATTGTAATCTCCTATAACAACTGTATCTGCTGTATCGACTACTGTTATGGATGGAAATTTACCTAAGTTATGTTGTATAACCCAGGATGTTGAAGGTGTTCCTTGAGTAAATATAAAAGTTTTATCTGCTTCTACCCAAGTGTTGTCTCCTCTTAGGAATGTAGTATTATCAGGCGTACCAGTAGCTGACAATGATGCTGTAACTTCTACGTTACCTGTTTGAGGCGTCGTAGGTGTCATATCTATAAACTCAGTGTCAAAAGTTCTAATACTGTCAACACCTGTAGCACCGAGTTCTAGATAAAAGTTTACAAGAGTATAATAGTGATCCATATCTATAGATCCATTACCTCCTAAATATTCTAATGTTAATGTATAAAAGTTAGTTGTACCAATTTGCGTGTACCCTCTCATTATATAATGCCCAAATGAACCCTTACCGGCTACATCTTGGAACATTACTTGCTCATCTACTAAATACTCTAAGAAAGGTGAAACAATCTGACCAGATAGGTCCATGTTTGATATAACTATAGACGTAATACTTGACCAAGGTGTGTCATCACCGCTTCCGGCTGCAAAAGCAAAAGTACCTGCTTTAAAAGAAGGGTCTTGTACAAACTGATAGTTCATCTGACCGGCAATTGCCACCTTACCGTTTATATTCAGGTAGTCCGCTACTGCTTTAGCCGTATACTGCTTCGTCTGTCTATTGACAGAGTCAGTACCTACCCAAGCATCTGTATCAGTTATAGTCTGATCGTAAGGATATGAATATATTATTGCCATGTTTATCTTTTATTTTGTCTTCTTTCCGCCTTAGTACCGTCTTTCTTACTCTTACTCTGCGTACCGCCTCGGTTAAACGACGCTTTTACACATTTTTTAGTGTTATGGTCGTAATCGTAACCCTTAGGACAATCCTTTCTTTGACTCTCAGCCTTAAATCTCCTTCTCCTGTCGGTCATAGCGTACTTCTTATCCCTTATTGCTTTAGCCTTCGCTGCTGCTGGACTTAATTTTTGCTTCGGTCCGCCTTTTCTTCTTGGTTTTGCCATAATGTTGTTTTCGTATACATTATATACTTACATGTTATACCTAAATTTTACAATACTCATAAACGCGACGATAGCCTCTTATTAATATATATAACTAGCTAATGTCACACTTTATGAAATAAAAAAATATTGCAAATAGAGAGCAATGGGGTTACACCATATTTATTTTGGGTCAACGATATAGGGAAACGCGTTTTAAATCAAGGGGCCCCCGGTCTTTTTTTCGGCTTTGGCGCATGGTTTCGGCTTTTTGGTGCGGTTTACGGTGCAGGTTCAGGCTTGCTATCGGGCGCAGTGCTGAGGTGCTGTGTGCTGGCATCTGGATCCTGGTTGTTTGACTCCCGGCTGTGGCCTAGCTGTTGGCTCGGGTGCGAGATCCTGATCCTAATTTTTGTGCTGGGATCCTGGTGCGGAGCAACGCGGAGCGTATAGCATACATACCTAATACGATTGGTATTTGATAATATATATGAATCTTAAATAAATATATAATGAAAATAACAAACAAATACACAGGTCGTGATGTAACATCCGAGATCCTGGCCCTACTAGACGGAACTATTACACAAGAAGAGTTCGAAACAATAACCTTAACACCCAGTAAATAATATGAAACCAATAGTAAACAGAATAGATCAGTTGATCTACGACAGATATCCAGGAATGTTCGACCAGATCAAAGCCTACATCGAGATCATGAAAACAGACTACGACCAGGATCAATTCCTTGAAGAAGATATACTTGAAGATATACTAACTAAACTAGATATAATATAATGTACAGATCAGAAATCAGAACCAGACCAGATGGAACCAGTTACGTACAATGTATCTGGATCGGAGACCAGGCTAAAGATCTCACAGAGGATCAACAACTGACCTCAGCCCAACTCAAAGCCTGGAACACGACTGAGTAAAGCAATAAGCCGGAGGCGTCAGCCGAAGGCTGTATAGCACGCGTATAGCATACGCTGTATAGCATACACACTAAATACGATCTTATTTCGATAATATAAGTG